ACTGGAATGACACTAGCCCCAAAAGGATCATTAAATACATTACATACCGAACAATATAATCGAGTCCAAGAAAAAATGGATACTAAATACGAACATCTTATCGAAGGATATAAGAGTTTTGCATTAGGTAACCCAGGATCTAGTCCTACTAGAACTGTAAATGCAAGTATACGTGAAGTAGCAAAACAATTAAAGAACATTGAAGAGACGATTAACCATACCATTCGATTAAAAACTGAATCAGGTATAGCACACTCGGGGTTTACAAATGGAACACTAAATGCAGTACGGAAAATATCAGAACGGTTAATTAAAATATCAGAGCGAGTTAGATCATTAGGAGAGTAAGAAGATGTCAAAACCATTATTAGTAGAATATATGCAATTTAATCCAATTGGATCAATCAATGAAACCAATGGAGATAAATTTGGTGTACCGGGCGGATATATTGTACAAGGCATTTTACAACGTGCAGGATCAAAAAATCAAAACGGCCGTGTATATCCAAAAGCTATTTTAATGAGGGAGTGTCAACGATACCAACAAGAGTATATAAACCAGAATAGAGCTTTAGGAGAATTAGATCACCCAGAGTCTAGTGTTGTTAATTTAAATAATGTTTCACACAATGTTTTAAAAATATGGTGGGAAGGTAATGATCTAAAAGGCACCGTGCAAGTATTAGATACTCCATCGGGTAATATATTAAAGGCATTGTTTAAAGCTGGCGTTACATTAGGCATATCTTCACGGGGATTGGGCAGTGTAAAGGAATTAAGAAATGAAGGTGTTGTTGAAGTACAAGAAGATTTTGAATTAATTTGTTGGGACTTTGTTTCGAACCCATCTACCGATGAAGCATTCATGCGACCAATAAAAGAATCAGTAAATAAAACAATAACACCGAATAAATATAAAAAAGTAAACGACATCATTACATCTATACTATGTGAAGATGGAAAATGTAGGATATAAATTATGATGAAATTTGAAAATAAAAAATTGCAATTGATACGAGATTTAGTGAATGAAGGCTATGGTGGAACTAAAACAACAGTATTTAATGAACAACCAGAGCCAATGACTATTGAAGAAAAGAAGATGTTTTCAGAATCATTAAAAACATTTAGTCAATTGGGTGAATCTATATATAGTGAACGGAAATTAGCAGAAGCTGTTGATCAAATTGAACGTATGGTAGAAATGGCCCAACGTTTAGTAAATGAAGACTCTAACGATGTTGTGGAAGCAACTTCAGCCGGTAGACATTTCAAAGGTATGGGTGATGCATTAAAGGAATTAAAGAAATCATGTAGTGAAATTGTATTACATGAACGCAAAGCTTCACAATGCTATGAAGACATTGCTGAAGGTCTCCAAAAGTATTATTCTATTTAATTGGATATCTGGATATTTATTTATATAATATAAAAGAATGATAATGAGTAAAGTTAAAAAATTGTATCGAGACTTTTTTGGATTGAAGGAAGCAACTGTACAGTCAGCTGCGGAGATTGAACAAGCAACAGCTGCATTAGCTAATTTTAATAAAGAAGCAGAAAATATACCAGATTCATTAACAACAGAAGAACTTATAGATGAAGCTCAATTGGTAAATAACCTTAAGGATTATAATGGTCACGTTATATATCAACTCCGCGATTCACAAGAAGCATTACCAGTAGCAAAAGAAATTCAGCAATGGACTACTAAAAAAGGCTTTACTATTATCGCTCACAAAAAATCAAAAACAGGTCGTACTGGATATTTCTATTTTAGAATAGGAGAAGATCCTGGTACTGAGTCACAAAAGATTCAAGGGTATTTTTCACAACTTCCAGAACTAACTAAGTTTGCATTTAAAAAACCAGGCCAACAACAACCAACTCCAGATATGCAAATGCAAACAAGAACCGCTCCTAGGAGAACAATTAGAAAAATTTAAATAAGTTATATAATGAGTAAAAAAGTAAAAGAACACAAAAGCATCATATCAGGTGCACCATCTGCAATTAAAGTAATTGACAAAGACATTGGATTTGCATTAAAAAGCTTTAAACGAAAAATTAAACAATTGGGAGTGTTAGATGTAGTTAAAGAAAATCGAACGTTTACTAAACCAACCGCTAAACGTAGAGCAGTACTTATCAATGCAAAATATATGCAAAAGATTCGAGATATGCATCGAGACGATTAATTAATAATATAATATTATAAGCCCTAGCAGAAATGTTAGGGCTTTTTTACTGTTTTTTAATTAGCCTTATATTTATACTCGAAATACGCTATTTTCTATATAGTGTCTAGTAAATAAACAATTCTATTAAGATTTCAAATAATCTTATTTCCAAAAAACAAATTTAAGGAGAAAACTATGGCAAAATCAGATTTGCTAAAAGAAGCAATTGCGGATGCTAAAGCGGTTAAGGCAACTGCATTAGCTAATGCTAAAATTGCATTACAAGAAGCTTTCGCTCCAAGAATCCAAAGTATGCTATCAGCTAAACTGTCTGAAGATTTATATTCTGAACAAGAAGAAGAAATTGAATTAGGCGATGACGAATTAGCCGGCGAAGAAATGCCAGTTGATGATATGGGTGCAATGGACGACATGGGTGGTGAAGGTGAACCAATGGGTGACGAAATGCCAATTGATGGTGAAGGTGAACCAATGGACGTGGGTGATATCGAAATTGATACCGACATGGATGGTGAAATTGACTTTACTGGTGACATAATGTCAAAACCAGGAATGGAAGCAGAACCAGAAATGGGTGACGAAATGGGTGACGAAATGCCAATGGATGGTATGGAACCAGAATTAGAACCAGGTATGGAAGACGAGATGGATGGCGAAATGAGTGCTGAATTAGGCATTGAGGAAATCATCAAAGAGTTAGAAGAAGACATGGATGATGATCCATATGCAGAGGGAACAGACGAAGTATATCTTCCTGAAGAAACTCCATATGCTAATGAATCTATTGACTCAATCATTGAAGCAATCCTAGCAGAAGAAGATCCAATGGCTACAACAGAAGCCGGACAAACAGTAACTTCAAGTAAACCAATTAATGAGGTAGAAATCGATGAAGAAACAAATGAAGAAGTCGAAACAGTAAAAGAAGAGCTTGAAGAAGCTTATCGTACAGTCAGACATCTTAAATCAGTCATCAATGAAGTTAATCTTCTAAATGCAAAACTTCTTTATACGAACAAATTGTTCAGAAACTTTGAGCTTAACGAAGCCCAAAAAATGAAAGTTATCGAAAACTTTGACAGAGCAGCAAACACAAGAGAAGCAAAATTGGTATTTACAACTTTAGCAGAATCTTTCCATACACCAAAAGGTAAACGGAAGATAGTTAAAGAATCAAGATCAATGGCGTCTAAACCTGTTGCAACAACTGCACCATCAAGGAAAACAACGCAAGTATTAACTGAAGGCCATGAGTTGGCTAACAGATGGAAAAAACTTGCCGGATTAATTAAGTAAAAAACTAAAAAAAAAAAGGAAATTACAATGAGCCTTAATTCATTATTACAAAGTCCTGATACATCTCAAAGACTAGCAGCCAAAGCGCATGTTACAAAATGGGAAAGAACAGGATTATTAGAAGGACTCCACACGGAGACCGAAAAAGCCTCTATGGCTATGTTGCTTGAAAATCAAGCAAGACAATTAGTAAAAGAATCAAACGCTACAGGTACGGCAGCTGGTTCTGAAGAATGGGCTGGTGTAGCACTTCCATTGGTAAGAAGAATCTTTGCTGAATTTGCAGCTAAAGAATTTGTTTCTGTACAACCAATGAATTTGCCATCTGGTCTTATATTTTATTTAGATTTCAAATATGGTACAGCTAAGCCTGGATTTGATGATGACAATTTAGATGTAGCTGGTACAGCGACTCATCCATTTGGTGCTCCAGATGCAAATGACTCTATGTTCGGTGTTACAAATACATCAGGCGATCCTAGTGGTGGTCTTTATGGTGCTGGTAGATTTGGATATTCAATTCCAGACGTATCAGAAGCTTTAGCAGCCACAGCAGCAACTACCGGTTCAGCTGGAGCAGTTGCAGCAGGTGCTTCAAGTGCATCAATGAATTTCGATTCATTATATACTGCAAATTCATTACAGTATTTTGTATTAGAAGTTAATCTACCTACTGACGCTGATAAGTTAGCAATTAGATCATTTACTTTAGCATCTGGATCGTTAAATACAGAAATCATCCCAGTACAAGCATTTTCAACCGTGACTGCAGATTATACAGCATCATTTGTTGTAACGGCATCATTGGGAGTTGCAATACAAGCAGCTATAGACGCTGGTGCAGTAGCAGGTGGATTGGATATTAAATATAGTACACAACCAACCGATATTACAAGAGGTGACTTTGAGGATAAAAATCCATTCAAAGGAACTAATGGCGGAACGACGGGTATTAATGAAGGTACTGATATTGATATTCCAGAAGTTAATTTGGAACTTCAATCAGAACCAATTGTTGCTAAAACACGTAAGTTGAAGGCTGTATGGACTCCTGAGTTTGCTCAAGATCTTAACGCTTATCATTCTATCGATGCAGAAGCAGAATTAACTTCAATGTTGTCTGAGTATGTATCAATGGAAATTGATTTAGAGATTCTTGATATGTTGATTTCATCTGCTCCAACTACTGAGTATTGGTCAGCTGTTAACAATGAACAATGGAATGGTAGTACTGGATTTGATCAAACAACGGCAACCACCGGTGGGTTCTATAACACGCAAGGTGGATGGTTCCAAACTCTTGGTACTAAACTGCAAAAAGTTTCAAATAAAATTCACCAAAAGACATTGCGTGGTGGTGCTAACTTCTTAGTTACATCTCCATCAGTGGCAACAATCCTAGAATCAATTCCTGGATTTGCGGCAGACACTAACGGTGATAAAATGGAATTTGCAGCAGGTGTACAAAAGATTGGTGCAATCAATAACAGATACACTGTTTATAAAAATCCATACATGAAAGAGAATGTAATACTTATGGGCTTTAGAGGTTCTCAGTTCCTAGAAACAGGCGCAGTTTTCTCTCCATATGTTCCTCTTATTATGACTCCACTAGTATACGATCCTGTAAACTTCACTCCTCGTAAAGGTGTAATGACACGTTACGCGAAGAAAGTAGTTCGTCCAGAATTCTACGGAAAAGTATATGTGAAGGGATTAGAGACTATTTAATAACTTATTTAGTTAATAATTTTTTAATTTAACGAATTAACAATTGATATGGAAAGGGTGGCTTCGGCCACCCTTTTTTACTGTTTTGATATTTATAATAAAAGAAATACTATGGCAGTTCCAAGAACAAAATATGAGATGTTTGCAGACATACGGTATGACGGCCGACTTGTAGACGTATTAGATCGTATACGAGCGATCCGATTAGTTTTAATGGTTCATATAGAACAAGATTTGGGCCCGAGCAAAGAATTGGTAAAAATTAAAATATTAACACCATATCCAGCAAATAAATCATTCGAAGCAGTTAGGCAAATGTGCCTAGGTAAAATCGAAACACTTAAAGATATGTCATATCGGCGATCTACACTTACTAAATTATAATAACAAAGTTACATTATGACAACACCAAACCGGGAGAAAACTCCACCAAAGAACAACATAAAATTTTCAATAACATTATCAGACGAACAAAAACTAGCGAAAGCAAAAATATTAACGACTCCATTTAATTTTATATTAGGTAAAGCTGGATCTGGAAAAACGTTATTAGCAGTACAAGTTGCATTAGATAAATTCTTTAAACGAGAAGTTGATAAAATTATAATAACAAGGCCAACTGTATCAACTGAAGATATTGGGTTCTTACCTGGCTCGTTAGAAGAAAAGATGGGTGAATGGTTAGTTCCTATACGAAGTAATATGAGAAAAGTATATAATAAACCAGATCTATTAGAAAAAATGGAAAAGGAAGAAAACATTGAATTAGTTTCATTAGCACATTTTAGAGGACGTACTTTTGATAATGCTATATGTATAGTAGACGAATTCCAGAATTTAACTAAACAGCAATTACAAATGGTTGTAAGTCGTTTAGGTAAGCATAGTACTATGATTCTATGTGGCGACAGATATCAAATAGATTTAAAATTTAGAAATGATTCTGCAATACACGAAGTACCAAAAATAAAAGAATCGATATATGTAAATGAAACTATTTTAACAGATAATCATCGACATGAGTCTTTAGAAGAAATTTTAAACCTATTAAATGAAAAGTATTGATATTTATATTAAAGGATAACTAATGGATTACTCAGAAAATAAACCCATATGGCCAGGAAGCTCATCATTTAGCCCCGGAAACACCCCATTTGGATTTTTTGATAATGATTCATCATTTCAATCTGAGGCCGATTCGTTTGCTAAATTTGCTGCAAACCATGTTGGATATCCTATAATGGATGTCGAACTTATTGATATTAATTTTTATACTGCATTTGAAACAGCCGTAATTGAATATTCAAATCAAGTTAATCAAATCAATATTGTTAATAATTTAATGAATACATTAGGTGTTAATACTGGTTCTAGTTTTTTAACAGATCAAGGATTAACGGGAGCGTTAGTTGGAAACAGTTTAGGCTACGTGACGCGTTTATCAAAAGCATATGGTACTGAAGCAGATTCAGGCGGTACCGTTAAATGGTATAGTGCATCAATTGATGTAGTTGATGGTCAACAAACATATAGTATACGGCACGCAGTTTCATCTTCGTTAGGGATAGATATAACAAATAATAACGCAATTGAAGTGAAACGGGTATTACATAATCCTCCACCTGCTATTGTTAGATATTTCGATCCATTTGTTGGAACTGGTATGGGTTCTCAAAATTTAATGGATGCCTTTGACTTTGGTGGATTTTCACCATCTGTTAATTTCATGATGATGCCACTCCATATGGATTTATTCCGACTACAAACTATAGAGTTTAATGACAGAATTAGAAAATCACACTTTTCATTTGAGATACATGGCGATGATATACGATTATATCCTGTCCCAGGTACCCAGGGAACCATGGCTACTCCATATTTTGATAGAGTTTGGTTTGAGTTTTTATTCGAAGAAGATAAAACCAATGATGGGCTCTTATTCGGTAATACAGCACTTTTAAACGATGTTGTTTCAGACGCATCCAATATACCATATACATATCAAAAGTACACTAACATTAATGACATGGGGCGTAGCTGGATATATAGATATGGAGCGGCATTAGTAAAAGAAACATTAGGATATGTTCGAAATAAATATTCAAGCGTACCAATCCCAGGCGGCGAAGTAACACTTAATGGAGGTGATTTGGTAACTCAAGGCCAATCAGAACAAGTAGCATTAACGGCACAATTAAGAGAATTTTTAGACAAATTAACAAAAGAACAAATGTTAACTAGACAAAATACTGAAGCAGCTCAAATGCATGAAATATTAGGAAAAGTTCCATTAAAAATATATATCGGATAGGAGGTAAAATATGGCATTATTTGGTGGACAACGAGATGCAAAATTTTTAGCTGCTATTAATGCTGAGCTGATTAACGCTGTAATTGATACTGAAATTGAGTTTTTTAAGTTAATTGTAGAATCGTCTGACTCAAATTTATACGGCGAATCGCCAAGTAAATCATATTATAATTCAATATTGATTCCGTGTGTGATTACTAAAGACGATAAAACTGCTAATATGGATGATTATGGTCAAACATATACTCGTACTGGTAAATTTGCAATATCCAGAGACTTGTTAGAACGAGCAGATTTTTATCCTGAAGTTGGAGATATTATTGCTTGGGACAATGAATATTATGAAGTAGACAATGTTGATGCAAACCAATATTTTGTAGGCAAGAATCCAGAAACATGGCCAAATGGTGATGATCATGGATATAGTGTGTCTGTAGAAGTTGCTGCTCATGTAACAAGACAAACGCCACAAGGTATTAAAGATATACGTCTTGGTGGTAATAATAATTCACCTGCGTTTAAAGGATAACGATGCCAAGATATAATAAAAATAATATTGATCGAAAAACTAATAAGCCCAATCCAAAACGGACTGAGGGGTTAGGTGATGATTTAATATTAAACCGCGCAGACCAAACTCGTCGTGATGATGATGTAATTCGTACAGCAAAACGTACAGTGTATGACATTGACTATGCCATTAAATGGTATATTGATAACGAAATAAAACCACAAGTAACTGACAATGAAAATTTAATAAATGTCCCGGTAATATTTTCTAATGGAGAAAAATGGGACAATGTTCGTCGGTTAGGATATTTACGAGATGAAAAAGGCAAATTACAATCACCACTTATAATGTTAAAACGAAATTCATTACAAGAACGTGATAATTATAAAACATTAGATGTTAATCGAAACCCAGCGGGAAACCAATTAATTTATAAATCCAAATATAATAGTCGAAACCGTTACGAAGATAAATTATTTCCATTACCAACAAACGAACCACAAGATTCGGAAAAAATATATGTTATTGATATTCCTAAATATGTTAATATAGAATATGACATGATGCTATGGTGTGATTTTACTACCCAAATGAATGATTTAGTAGACCAAATTTTACCATATGGTAGATTTGCTTGGGGAAATGAAAGTAATAAATTTGCAACAACTATAGGCAATGTTAGTTTCGAAACGGTTAATACTGTAGGTGAAGATCGTTTAGTTAGAGCTACAATGCCATTAACAGTAATGGGTACATTATTATCAGAACAAGAAATACAAATGTCGACATTAAAGAAAATGTATTCATTGAAGCAAGTTACATTTATATCAACAGTTGATATTGACCAGAATATATTTAGTACAACTAACATACCACAACAACTGCTTGATGCATCTCAAACTATTGTTGGAGGCGGAAGTGTTATTGTAAATGGCGGAGGTACTAGTACTACAATTAATGGAATCACAATGGCTTATTTAATTGCACTGTCAGATAAATCTGCAACATATGTTTCAGCTACAACTGTTACTATATCAGCAACACCAGCCATTAATCCAGTAACATTATCATATGCAACAATAAATGAATTTGATGTATATGTAAATGGTCAATACATAGACAAAGCAGTATATACGTGGACACCGGATGAAAACACAACACAAACAATTGTATTTAATACAGGAACATTGGGATATGATATTTTGAATACAGACACTGTTATTGTAAATGGGAGATGGGCATAATGGCTAGACAAATTAGACCAGGCCAGCTCCAGGAAAATGTATTATATAATATATCAGCAAGTTATGCTGTTACAGCATCATATGCAATGAATGGAGGCGGCGGCGGTGGGGTTCCATCCGGCACAGTTTCAGGATCAGCACAAATCACAGAATTAGGATTTGTTACAAGTAGCGCAACGTCATCATTTGTAACTAATTCACAAACCGCATCGATGAGTGTTGCAACAGCAAGTTATGTTACATCAGCCCAATCATCTAGCTATATATTAGCAGCTAATATCGATCAACCATTTACGACAGTATCTGCATCTGGAATATTGAATACTGGTGGCGGCAACTTTAATATTGCTGGTAACGGTGATGATGTTGTTATATCTACAGGTACATCTGGATTTGTGGTAGAATCTGAAGCGCAGTTTTTAGATTCAGTTAATTTTTCTTTAGCTACAAATAGACAGTTAATTGTTAGTGGTGGACGAGTTGATCTTCGAAACGCATTAGGCGTTAGTGGATCGTTTAGCGGAAGCTTTGAAGGAGATGGATCTGGATTAACAGGTATAAATTCGTCGACAAGTTTAACACAATCATTATTTGTATCTCCGAGTGGTAATGATGGTACAGCTATTGTAGGTGATCTACACTCTCCATTCCAAACAATACTTGCAGCAACAGCATCGGCAAACCCAGGAGATACTATTATAGTGTATCCGGGAGTATACTTTCCATCTGCTCAAATAGGGAAAGATTATATTAATTATTATTTCTACCCAGGTGCAATCGTATCGGGATCGATACAATTATTAAGTGGAACATATGAAAAATTAAATATTCGAGGTCATGGTACCTTTAAAACTAAATATAATGGATCTCCAGTAGGATGTACTGCAAACGGATATTTTGAATGTGATACAGTAGAATTTGCAGGATTACAGACATTTGGCTATGCAGGCTCTCCGGCATTTGCTCAAAACGTATCGGCAGATCCAAACGGTATACTACAACTTAGAGGAGATTATAAGTATGGTCTTGATAACAGTGCTCGAGCTGGAAACAGCTTCAATGCCGCTATTAGATTTAGTGCGGGTAATATTATTGCAAACTGTAATGCGTTCGTAAGCTCTTCATCTGGAATGTCGGGTATAGAAATTGCTACCGCAACAACTACCGATGTAATATTTAATGGTGATGTGTATGCTAGCAATGGTCGAGCTGTTTATACAAACGACAGAGCAGCCCACGTTACACTCACCGGAAGATTTGAAACAGGAAATCAAGCTACATATGAAGCAATATATCTTGTTCCTGCATATATTGGGCGATACATAGTTAATGGAGAAATTATTGGTGCAATACGAATAGATGCTGGTGAAACGGGCGACTCTGGAATACAAATAGACGGATTCCAAGAATGTAGCAGCTCTCCAAACGCTTCTGCAATAAAAATAGATGGTGGATATAATACTCTTAATCACACAATTCGAGCATCTGAAGTTATATTCGATGTTAACGGAGGTGAAACTCACTTTTATGGAGCAGCATATGTTAGCTCTAACTCAACCGGAAAATTATTTGATATATCCGCAGGCAAATTTGTGTGGAATGGAATGAATACCGGCACTAATATTAGAGCATTAAGCAATGTAGTTAGTGGCGGTGAGTTAGTAATAAATGGCCCATTTGAGCATTATGGGTCTAGTTATCCAAACAACACAGAATGTTTTGCGTTAAGTGGCGGTACATTGGAAATTAACAACAAAGTTAGATATCACCAAAACACTACTGGCTCAGGAATAGTAGATATGTCTGGTGGTTACTTAAAGTTAAATGGAGCTGAATTAGTACATAATGATGGCACTGGGTCATATGCCCCCGCTATTAACTTAAACAGTGGAAATTATTCTGGATCGATATTAAATAACAGTTATACTAATCTTAATGTGTTCGGTAATTTAGGGACATTTACAAACGAATCAATTGGAGGAGGAACTTTATTCTATAACGACAAATTATATTAAGAGACACATATGGCATTTACATCATCATACACCCCAGGATTAATCCAGCAATCAGAGTACATATACGCTACTCCAAATATAACAATACCCGGAAACATTTCCGGCAGTATAACATCAACCGCATCATTTGGAACATATTTAGGTGATGGTTCACAATTAATAGGAGTGTTAACAACTGCTTCTGTATCTTTAAATACTATAACATTTACTAAAGGTGATGGCTCAACTTTTCCAATCACGGTAGATACAGGTAGTGGAGGTGGCGGAGGAGGTGTACCTTCTGGTACTGTTTCTGGTTCTGCTCAAATAACTGCATTAGGATTTGTAACTAGCAGTGCAACTGCTTCATTTGTATTGAATTCACAAACTAGTTCAATGAGCGTGGCAACTGCGTCATATGTAGAAACATCACAAACAGCAAGTTATGTGCTTCAAGCAGTTTCTGCTAGTTTCGCTACATCTGCATCATATGCTCCTAGTGCCGA